GAGATTTCTGGCGCAGACAGATTGACAAAAGGGCCGCTGAGAAAATCAGTGCCAGTCAGTCAGCCGGAACAAAACCCGAAGAGCCTCTCATTCCGTAGCAACTTTCTTAACAACACCTTTCAACGAGAAAATACCATGTCAGAAATAAAATCGCTGGTCACTGCTGAAGCAGTGAAGGAAGTCCTGCGCTCTGAAGAAGTCAGAAGCGCACTGAAACAGCAACTTCGGCAGAACCTTGAGGCGCGTCTTGATGCAGAAGTGGATGCCATTCTGGATGAACTGCTGGGCGCACCGACTGTTCCGGAGCCGGAAGGCATTGCGGATGACAGTGCTGTTTCAGATGGCGTCGGGTCTCAGCCTGATGGTAGCAGTGAGCCTCAGCCTGACGGCGAAATGATGATGTAACCATGCGCAGGGGGTGTCGGTGTGAGCTGATGCCCCACTTGTTGTTGTGAGCTTCCGGATTGCGGGAGACGGGGTATGTACCAGATGGAAAAAATCACAACAGGTGTGTCATACACCACGTCAGCGGTGGGAACGGGCTACTGGTTCCTGCAGTTGCTGGACAGGGTTTCCCCGTCTCAGTGGGCGGCAATAGGCGTACTGGGGAGTCTGCTGTTTGGGCTGCTGACATATCTGACTAACCTGTATTTCAAAATCAGAGAGGACCGTCGTAAGGCGGCGCGGGGAGAGTAAAGCGATGAAGAAAAAATACGAACTGGTTGTTAAAGGGATAAATAATTACCCGAATAAGATTACTGTTACTGTGGCACTGGAAATTGGTGGGTATCCGTCACTGTTGTTGCCAGATGTGGCGATTAGTCTTGACCGTACTGAAGATGCCACGCTGGAGTTTTACGAAGCTGAGGCGAAAAAGCAGGCGAAGCAGTTTTTCATGGATGTTGCTGCCGGGTTATGTGAAGGGGATGGTCCGTTGCCGGAAAAGCGCCCCGTAATTTTAGAGGCGCAGGATGTGTTGATAACCTACAGAGGAAAACTACCGGGAATAATTACTGGTTCTCTGAAGACTCCACCGCTGGCCTGAAGACTTAACATATCCAGGGATTTGAAATCGATAAACCCTGATAAATATCCATGAACACCAAAATCAAATACGGCCTGTCGGCTGCCGTTCTGGCGCTGATTGCCGCAGGTGCGCCTGCGCCTGAAATCCTCGACCAGTTTCTGGATGAAAAGGAAGGTAACCACACCACGGCATACCGTGATGGCGCGGGTATCTGGACCATCTGCCGCGGTGCCATCCTGGTGGATGGCAAACCTGTCGTTCCGGGCATGAAGTTGTCGAAGGAAAAATGCGACCGGGTTAACGCCATTGAGCGTGATAAGGCGCTGGCATGGGTGGAGAAAAACATCAGAGTGCCATTGAGTGAACCCCAGAAAGCGGGGATCGCGTCATTCTGTCCGTACAACATTGGTCCCGGTAAGTGTTTCCCGTCGACGTTTTATAAACGAATTAATGCAGGTGATCGCAGGGGAGCGTGTGAGGCGATTCGCTGGTGGATTAAGGACGGTGGCAGAGACTGCCGTATCCGCTCAAATAACTGTTATGGTCAGGTATCCCGTCGTGACCAGGAGAGCGCGCTGGCGTGCTGGGGAATCGACAGATAAGCAGAATATTTTGCTGAAAAATAAGGTATGGCCACGCGGGCGGATAACACGAAATCCTGCGAACTGGCGAAACGTAAGTGAATAAAAGTAAAAACCCCGTTTGTTGGCACCAAGCGGGGTTTTGTGTTTCTGACCTTGAGTAAGGCAAGGGAGAACATGGCGAAGTATAAACGAATTCTGTTGAGGTTGACTATGAAAAATGGCCTTGAACTGAAAGCGCCTGTAACTGATGACATCAGCAGAGCACTGGCTTTTGCCATTAAGTGGGTGGCGGTCGGTGTTGCTGTGTCCCCGATGCTGTATGGGCTGGCAAAACTGGTCATTGCGTTGAAATCGTGAAGGGAGGATTAAGCATGTCAGACAAACTCATAACGCTGGCGAAGATCCTCTGTGTAATTGTCGGCATTTCATTTTCACTAATGCTGGTTGCTCTTTTTCTTTCCATGGCCTGGATGATGTTGTCTTCGTCGGGGTTGCTGGGGTGAACATAAACCGAATGCTTTCCGCGTTTATCGTTATTCTGCTGGTGGCCTGTGGTGCGCTGTGGATGGCAACAGACCATTACCGTGATAACGCGATTACCTACAAAGCGCAGCGCGATAAAGCCACATCCATCATCGCTGATATGCAGAAGCGGCAACGTGATGTAGCAGAACTTGACACCAGATACACAAAGGAGCTTGCTGATGCTAACGCGACTATTGAAAGTCTCCGTGCTGATGTTTCTGCTGGGCGTAAGCGCCTGCAAGTCGCCGCCACCTGTGCAAAGTCAACTACCGGAGCCAGCAGCATGGGCGATGGAGAAAGCCCAAGACTTACAGCAGATGCTGAACTCAATTATTACCGTCTCCGAAGTGGAATCGACAAGATAACCGCGCAGGTTAACTACCTGCAGGAGTACATCAGGACTCAGTGCTTAAAATAATTTTAACTTCACTGAAATTTAACAAGTGACTTTCAGGAAAATGCCTCGCAGAAGCGGGGCTTTTTTATGTCCTCAGTAAATGCGCTTCACACGCGCGACTTATTAACACAGAACCTTTCAGGATGACCCTTGAGGATGCCGGTTTGGTGATCGGTGCCTTTCTGTGGGCCGGAATCCTGTGTGACAAGGTTCATCACTAAAAGGTAAAGCCGGTATGAACGCATCTGCAGCATCATCGTTGAACGTTTGAGCTCCCCAAAACTGGGGAGTGCAAATGTTGACTAGCTCACCCCAAAACGAGGGGAAACTTCTGTGGGTGGGTACCTCGGTGCTGGCAATTAATTTGAGGCTGTATCAATAAGCCACTGGCGCTTACCGCGTTGGTGGTTTTTTTATATCTGCGCCATGCCCGGCGCATGTAAATCGCAGAGCCTTACAGAAATGAGCCTTGGAGAACCGTCGTTATAGGTGGCGACCTCTCTGCGGGCGGCGTTTCTGGGCAACGAGGCTCATTTCTATAGGAGTACGCTCAATGAACGAACTGACGTTCAAAAACAATACCGTGATTCCATTTGATAATGGTGATGGGAAGATTTGGTTTACCGCTGAGGCATTGGCAGATCTGCTTGGTTATGCGAATTCAAATAAGGTTTCCAATATCTACAATCGTCATAAAGATGAGTTTACAGATAGCATGACAATTGTGACCAAAGTGAGGAAGTGTAATAAAAACAGCATGATAGATTACACTCAGGTTCGATTGTTTTCTCCTCGAGGGGCGCACCTTATTGGCATGATGTCGCGAACCAAGATAGCTAAAGAGCTTCGTATCTGGCTTCTTGATTTGGCCGAAAGAGAGTCTGGTGTTGAGGTTGGGCATTTGAATCTAGAGACATTGCCGCAGCTTGCGGGGCAAAAAATGCTTGATGCGATAGATGTGTTTGACAAAAAGTCTCTCAAATATCGCGGGAAAAAAGGTAGTGGTTTGATGGCACAGCGTAAGCGTGACATTAAATTGATCAAGAAAGCTACAGAGATTGCCTTGCAATTGACCCAATTATCAATTCCTGATCTAGGAGACTTTCCTGATGGAGAGTCGGCATGAACCCGATCCAATTCATCCACTGTAATGTGAAAAGCGTCCTAGTGAAACAGGGATATGATCCCAATGTCGCCTTAATGGGTGCCGATATGGCCGTAGAGCATTATCGTCGTTGTTCACAAGCCAGCAGAAAAGGCCGAATTTTCGATGACTGCCTGTACATTGCAAAACAGTGGGCAGGTAAACAGAAAGGGAAAAAATGACAGTCTGAGAGCCACTTTCACAACGACTCTCCATTACAAAGCCCATCTACGGGTGGGCTTGTAATTTCGTTGCTGCAATAATCACCAGAAATATGGCACTGTTATTGGTGGTCATATGTCATACCCATCAATTACAAAGGAGCAGACATGTCATCTACAAAATTAGTTAAAACTATTCTTTGCCACGGAGATAATAAATATGAAGTTTATGCAACCTCCGAGTACGCTGACGTAGATAGAATCATTCATTACAAGTTACGCTCATGTAAAAACACAGATGGTTCAGATGGCAAGTCTGAATCTATATGGCTTGTATATGATCCCGCCGTTCGACTACCGCAGGATCCGAAGTACAAAAAAGTTAGCAACATAGATCCTTATCTTGAAGAGCGACGATAAACTACCTTTTCCACATGCTAAAAGCCTCGCAGATGCGGGGCATTTTTGTACAGATATTTCACCGCGCACCGCAGCGCACAATAACCACCGAACCTGACCCTTTGGAATGGGCCTTTGAGGATACCCGTTAGTGCTGGCGAGCCTCGGTGGGCTGGTTTCCTATGCGGCAAAGGTTCATTTCAAAGAACAGGTATACGACATGAAATCATTAACCCTCTTCAATCAGCCAATCCGTGTCGCTGAAGATGGCATGATCTGCCTCACTGATATGTGGAAAGCCAGTGGTAAAAGTGAATCTGAATCTCCGTACCACTACCTGCGAAACAAGCAGACCAAAGAGTTCTTAGCCGAGCTGGAGAAAAACCACGAATCTGTGGTTTTTACTGAGCGCGGTGTACACGGTGGAACATATGGCGGGAAGTTTGTTGCTTATGATTATGCAACATGGCTAAACCCCGGATTTAAATATGCAGCCTATAAAGTCCTGGATGACTACTTCACCGGAGAACTTCAGCATCGCAACAGCTTAAGTGCGCAGCTCAATATGAAGTGTCATGAGTTTGATCAGAAAAAAGATATGGCGAGCTTCTGCGGGCAAGTCCTTGCGGCATGGCGCTACACGAAACCTGGTTTGATCGCTGAGATTAACTCCCTGGCTAACCAGTTGCAGATCACAATCCCCGGGCTTCCGGGATGCGTGATCGTGTCATTGAATGCGCCTCCAGAGCGGGGCGCGACTTCTCAGCGTTCATGAAAGGCGAGAAGGGCGTGATGGAAGCATTGGCCTCGGTGGATGAGTTTGGCGAGCAGTTGCGCCTCAACGGCTGTGTCAATCATCACTTTGTCAGCTACATGATGCGGAACTCGATCATGCAGGCATTCATGGACATGGCAAAAGCCGAGAAGAAAGAAAAGCGCCGGCGTAAGCGAGCGGAAGCAAAAGCGAAGTAGCCATTACAAAGCCCATCTACTGGTGGGCTTGATAATGGCTTATACCCTGCACGGGATAACTTAACTGATATCCTTTTTAACGGATAAAGGTATTCAAGCCTGACACATCATGCGCTGTATCGTCGCTGTATTCCCGCATTAACCATGACCGTAGCCCGACGGGGAACTCCTTCTGCGTGAGTGTGCGGGGATAATCAAAAACGATACACACCGGGGTTTACCGCGTTAACGGAGCGCGGCGTTGTCCCCTCATAGTCGCCTGTCCGGTGCGATGGTGGAAGAAACCGAACGTTCATTTCTCGTTATTTGTCATGCTGGCCGGGCGCAGATGCGTTGCATCTGTTGCCAGCCTTCTCCTGCAGGCTTCAATAACCCACGCTGAAAAGTTACCGGACCCTTTATGCTCAAGGGCGATGTTGATCTGTTCAATTATGTGATTGGGGAAACGGATATTGCGGGTTGTGGTTCTGCGGGTCCGGTTTTTCGATGACATATTTATTTCCTTTACTGATTGCCATATGACGGGGATTTTACATGGCTGAGCTTCGTACACTCCAGAGCAGAATCAAAACACTGAATACCCGACGGGTGAATATTTTGAAGGGTTAACAGCGTCGTGTCAGTGGCAGTGCACGTGTTTCCCTCAAGCGTCATATCTGGCTCAGGGACGCCGGGCAGTGCCGTCTCTGTGGTCGTGTGGTTGGCCTCTGTGACAGTGAACTCGATCACCGAATTGCACTTCAGTTCGGTGGTGGTAATGAGGAGACGAATCTCTGGACGCTCTGTACCGAATGCCATCGACAAAAGTCTGCTCGTGAAGCGGCGGGTGGTATGCCGGACCCGACGCTGCCGGAGGTGTCCGGAGGTAGTGGCAGAGCGGACGACATCATCGGACTGTAACCCGACCGGGGGGGGGTATCATTCGGCGTAAAAAACGATCGCTCCGGACACCGCGCCCCCTCTCACGCAGAGAAAAAATTCCCGTTTCAGGCCAGTTAACATGTTAACTGGCTGTCCGGGCATTTTTGCGGTTTTTATCTTTATTATTCAGTTTGTTGTGCGAAAAAAAATGTTAACTGGCTTTTTCAGAAAATGTTAACCAGGCAGCAGTTAACATTTGCGGCATGAGACGCCGGGAAAAATGGGCTGAACCATACCCGGCTGAGTGCGTTCTGGACCCGGGAGGAGGCTGTGCTGACAACGCAAAAACGAAAATTTGCGCTGGCGCTCATGTCCGGGAAAAACAAAACAGCGTCAGCCATTGCCGCCGGTTATTCGGCGAAGACCGCCAGGGTTAAAGGCTCGCAGCTGGCAAAAGATCCGGAGGTGCTCGCGTTTATAGCCCGTAAACAGTGCGAAACGGTGGAGGTGGATGAGGTTCCTGTTTACCGGCAGAAAAAATCAGAGCAGGAGGATAAACCCCGTCGCCGTGAGGCGGCTGCAATACCACAGCCGGACGAAAACAATCCGGAGATGCCACCGCCCGCGGTGATGTCTCATGGTATTGAATATATGGAGGATGGTCTTCCCGATCCGGTGAAAGCTATGGGGCAGATCCTGGTGGAAAACCTCAGCATTGATCCGAAACTGGCACTGGATGCGGCCTGGCGTCTGGCGCAGTTCACGCACCATAAAAAAGGGGATACCGGTAAAAAATCGGCAAAAGGTGATGCCGCGAAAAAAGCGGCTAACCGTTTTGCGGTGCCACCGCCACCCCGACTGGTGGTGAATAACGATAATGAGGGCAACGGATGATACCTGTATGGAGCACAGCCTGCCCGGACTGGGCAGAGCGCCTGAAAAAGGGGCTGTCGATTATTCCGGCTCCGATTTATCCGGACCAGGCCGCACATGCCCTGGCGATTTTTAAACAACTGCGGATTGTGGATGCACCGGGTAGCCCGACGTTCGGGGAGTCCTGTGCACAGTGGGTGTTTGACCTGGTGGCGGCTCTGTTTGGCTCCTACGATGCGCAGACCGGTGTCCGCCATATCAAGGAAGTGTTCATTCTGATACCCAAAAAAAACAGCAAGTCCACACTGGCCGCCGGGATCATGATGACGGCGCTGTTACTGAACTGGCGGCAGGCGGCGGGTTACACGATTCTGGCCCCGACTGTGGAGGTGGCAGCCAACGCCTTCAATCCTGCCAGGGATATGGTACGACGGGACGATGATCTGGATGACCTCTGTCAGGTGCAGACACATATCCGGACCATCACCCACCGGGTGACGGACACCACCCTGAAGGTGGTGGCAGCCGATCCGAATACGGTGTCCGGTATCAAGTCCGTGGGGACGCTGATTGATGAGTTGTGGCTGTTTGGCAAGCAGTACAAGGCGGAGGACATGTTACGTGAAGCCATCGGCGGGCTTGCCTCCCGCCCGGAAGGGTTTGTGGTGTATACGACCACCCAGTCGAATGAACCGCCAGCCGGGGTGTTCAGACAGAAACTGCAGTACGCCCGGGATGTGCGCGACGGCAAAATTAATGATCCGCACTTTCTGCCGGTGATATTTGAACACCCTCCTGAAATGGTGGAAAGCGGGGCTCACCTGCTGATGGAAAACCTCGCCATGGTCAATCCGAATCTCGGCTATTCAGTGGATGAGGCCTTTCTGTACCGGGAGTACCGTAAAGCCCGGGAAGCCGGTGAAGAGACATTCCGGGGGTTCATGTCAAAACACGCCAATGTGGAAATTGGTCTTGCCCTGCGCTCTGACCGCTGGGCGGGGGCTGATTTCTGGGAAGAGCAGGGCCGTTGTATCAGCCTGGACGATATCCTGCGTCGTGCTGATGTGGTGACGGTGGGGATTGACGGCGGAGGGCTGGATGATCTGCTGGGGATGTATGTGATTGGGCGTGACCGGGAGACCCGCGAATGGCTGGGCTGGGGCCATGCCTGGGCGCATGAAACCGCGGTGGTCCGACGGAAGAGCGAGGCGTCCCGGTTTCAGGATCTTGTTGCCTGTGGAGATATGACCATTGTCCGGCGTGTCGGGGATGACACGGCGGAAGTGGCGGAATATGTGCGTCGCATTCATGAGGCTGAGTTACTGGACCATATCGGTATTGACCCGTCAGGGGTGGGACAGATTCTGGATTCACTGGCGGAAGCCGGGATCCCCGACGGAATTGTGGTGGGGATAAGCCAGGGCTGGAAACTGGGCGGGGCCATTAAAACCACCGAGCGCAAACTGGCTGAAGGGGTGCTGGTGCATGGTGACCAGCCCCTGATGGCCTGGTGTGTCGGCAATGCCCGGGTGGAGCCTAAAGGTAACGCCATTCTTATCACCAAACAGGCCAGTGGACGGGGAAAAATTGACCCGCTGATGGCGCTGTTCAATGCGGTCTCCCTGATGTCCCTTAACCCGGAACCGAAAAAGAAAGAATATGCGGTTTTTTTCATATAACCCTGTTCACACTGTAACCATCACGAACCGCTCCGGCGGTTTTTTTATTTTCAGGAGGCTGATGTGACTCTTAAACGGGCCTGTTCCCTGCTGACGGTGAAATCCTTCAGTGAGGATGAACGGGTGATCACCGGGATTGCGTCAACGCCTTCTCCGGATCGGGATGGTGACATCCTGGAGCCGGAGGGCGCGGAGTTTGGCAGTGCGATCCCGTTTCTCTGGCAGCATGACCATTCCCGCCCGGTGGGGCAGTGTACGGTGCGCCGGGTCAGCGAAGGGCTGGAAATCACGGCAACACTGGTGAAGCCCGTACCGGATATGCCGTCGCAACTGGCTGCCCGGCTGGATGAGGTCTGGGCGGCCATTAAGACCGGGCTGGTCAGGGGGCTGTCCGTGGGCTTCCGTCCCCATGAATACACCTTTCTGGACGGAGGCGGACTGCATTTTCTGCGCTGGGAACTGATGGAGGTGTCTGCCGTCACCGTGCCCGCGAATGCGGAATGCACCATCCGGACCATTAAATCTTACGACCGCCCGTTTTCTGCCGCGTCCGGCAACCGGAAACCGGTGGTGAAAATCGCATCTTCTGCCGGCGCTGCGGCACAGTCAACAACCGTTTTTCATAAGGAAAAGACCATAATGAATATTGGCGAACAGATTAAAAGTTTTGAAAACAAGCGTGCAGCGCTGGCAGCCTCCCTTGAGGAGGTCATGACCAAAGCCGCAGAGGAAGGGCGCACGCTGGATGTGGAGGAGGAAGAGCATTACGACAACACCGCAGCGGAAATCCGTCAGGTGGATGCGCACCTGAAGCGCCTGCGTGAACTGGAAGCCGGTAAGGCCGCCACGGCGCAGCCGGTGAAACAGGCCGGTAACGGGAATGTGGCCGCGGTGGCTTCTGCGCCGGTGATCCGTGTGGAGCAGAAACTGGATAAGGGGATTGGCTTCGCCCGCTTTGCCAAATCGCTGGCTGCGGCTAAAGGCGTCCGATCTGAAGCCCTGGAAGTGGCCCGTCGTCAGTATCCGGATGACAGTCGTCTGCATCATGTCCTGAAATCGGCAGTGGGCGCGGGGACCACCACGGATCCGCAGTGGGCAGGCAGCCTGTCTGAATATCAGGAATACGCACAGGACTTTATTGATTACCTGCGTCCGCAGACCATTATCGGGCGATTTGGTCAGGGCGGGATCCCTGCACTTCGTCAGGTGCCATTCAATATCCGTGTGCACGCCCAGGTGTCCGGCGGTGCTGCCGGCTGGGTGGGTGAGGGTAAGGCAAAACCCCTGACGAAGTTTGATTTTGAATCCATCACCTTCAGTCATGCGAAGGTGTCGGCCATTGCGGTACTGACGGAAGAATTGATCCGTTTTTCCAGTCCGGCTGCTGATGCACTGGTCCGTAATGCGCTGGCGGAAGCGGTGGTGGCGCGTCTGGATACAGACTTTGTGGACCCGAAAAAAGCCGCAGTGGCAGATGTCTCCCCGGCGTCCATCACCCATGATGTGAAGGGCACGGCATCAACCGGTAACCCGGATGCGGATGCAGAGGCTGCGTTTGGACAGTTTGTGGCAGCAAACCTGCAGCCCACCGGTGCGGTCTGGCTGATGTCCAGCACCAATGCCCTGGCACTGTCCATGCGTAAAAATGCGCTGGGTCAGAAGGAATACCCGGACATGACCCTGCTGGGTGGCTCCTTCCAGGGGCTGCCGGTGATTGTCTCCCAGTACGTGGGTGACCAGCTGGTGCTGGTGAATGCCCCGGATATTTATCTGGCGGATGACGGCGGCGTGGCAGTGGATATGTCCCGCGAGGCATCACTGGAAATGCAGTCTGAGCCGGGCGGCGACAGTACCACGCCGTCCCCGGTGGAGCTGGTTTCCATGTTCCAGACAGGCAGCGTGGCCATCCGTGCGGAGCGCTGGATCAACTGGCGTCGTCGCCGTACCGCGGCGGTGGCGGTGATCACCGGAGTGAACTACGGCAGTGCGTCCGGCGGCTGAGTCTGATAAGGAGGACGGGAGGCGTGCGCCTCCCGTAACAGGTTATGGCAAAGATCCGATATCTGCAGGGCACGCATGATGCCCGGGCCGGGGATATCCGTGATGTGGCACAGCCGTGTGCGGAGGTGCTGGTTCGCCTGGGAAAGGCGGAGTACATCACGGTGCGACGTCCGGCAGGTCAGAAAAAGAAACGTGATGCGGAGCATGGCGAATGTGGAACCTTTTACGGCGAACCCGAAAAAACCAGAAATCAGGACGTGACGTAAGAGAGGCGGGCTGGACCAGCCTGTTTCAGGCGGTGGCTGAGCCCTTTTCCGGCGCCTGGCAGCAGGGCGTGAAAGCCGATCCTGAAGCCGTCCTCTCCTTTCATGCGGTGTTTGCATGTATTTCGCTGATATCCCAGGATATCGCCAAAATGCGGCTGCGTCTTATGCAGACGGATGCGCATGGGATACGCAGGGAAACGCGCCGGGGGGATATTGCCCGCCTCTGTCGTCGTCCCAACGCCCAGCAGAACCGCATCCAGTTTTTTGAACTGTGGCTGAACGCCAAACTGCGTCACGGCAATACGGTGGTGCTGAAAATCCGTAATGCCCGGGGGCAGATCAAAGAACTGCGTATTCTGGACTGGAGCCGGGTTGAACCTCTGGTGGCGGATGACGGCGAGGTGTTCTACCGCATCACGCCGGACCGGAACTGCGGGATCACGGAGGCGGTGACGGTGCCTGCCCGGGAAGTGATCCACGACCGGTTTAACTGTTTTTTTCATCCGCTTATAGGATTGCCGCCGGTGTATGCCGCCGGGCTGGCGGCCACGCAGGGGCATCATATTCAGGAAAATTCGACGTCTTTTTTCAGAAATGGCGGCAGGCCGTCCGGGGTGATTGAGATCCCCGGCAGTATTACGGAAGAAAATGCGAAAAAACTGAAGAGCAACTGGGACAGCGGGTATACAGGCGAAAATGCGGGGAAAACGGCCATTCTGAGCAACGGGGCAAAATACAACCCCACGACGTTTTCACCTGTGGATGCGCAGACGGTGGAACAACTGAAGATGACCGCTGAAATTGTCTGTTCGGTGTTCCGTGTCCCGGCCTACAAGATTGGCGTGGGACAACCGCCTTCCAGTGACAACGTGGAGGCGCTGGAGCAGCAGTATTATTCCCAGTGTCTGCAGACGCTGATTGAGTCCATTGAACTGTTACTGGATGAGGCGCTGGAAACGGGGGAAAACGAGAGTACAGAATTTGATGTCACCACGCTGCTGAGAATGGACAGTGAGCGGCGCATGAAAACGCTGGGGGATGCGGTGAAAAATACGCTTCTCACGCCCAATGAGGCCCGTAAACGGGAGAACCTGCCGCCCCTGGCCGGCGGTGATGCACTGTATCTTCAGCAGCAGAACTACAGTCTGGAGGCGCTGTCCCGTCGTGATGCCCGTGAGGATCCGTTCTCGTCTGCCGGGAAAACAGTTTCATCACAGCTGCCTGACGGCGCATCTGACGGTAATAAGGCAATCAGTGAAACAGAGCGTGATGCGGTGAAAGCGATGTTCAGGGGGATACTGAGAAAATGACGGAACGGGAACTGTCCATTATTCGTGCACTGGGAGAAGAATTCTCCACAGTGCTGGCGGATTTACAGCGCACATTTGAGGGGAAGATGGCCTCGCAGGCACAAGCGTTTGAAGAGAAACTGACTTCCCTGTCGGCGGTATTACAGAAGCATGTGACGGTGGATGAGGTGCGTCCGGTTCTGCAGGCGATGGTGGATGACGCTGTGGGGGCCATTCCGGTACCGCGTGATGGTCGTGATTATGATCCGGATGTACTGCAGCAGGCGGTGAATGATGCGGTCGCAAATATTCCGCAGCCGGCGGACGGTAA